GACGGTTGGCTACCTTGACGGATATTTTGTTTTCAACGAACCCAACAGCCAGCGCGTATGGGTCACCAGTCTGCTGGATGGCGCCTCGGTAGATCCGCTGGACTTTGCGAGCGCAGAGGGCTCTCCAGACGGTTTGGTGAGCCTGATCGTTGATCACCGAGAGGCGTGGCTGTTTGGCACCAACTCGGTTGAGGTTTGGTACGACACTGGCGGGTCTGATTTTCCGCTGCAACGCATCCAAGGCGCGTTCAACGAGATCGGCTGCGCGGCAGCGTACTCGGTGGCCAAACTCGACAACGGGCTGTTTTGGCTGGGTTCTGACGCTCGGGGACGTGGCATCGTCTACCGCGCCAACGGCTACACCGGCCAGCGCATCAGCACCCATGCGGTTGAGTGGCAGATCCAGCAGTACGGCGACCTGTCGGACGCTATTGGCTACACCTACCAGCAGGACGGCCACGCCTTCTATGTACTGATCTTTCCGGGCGCTAACACTACTTGGGTGTTTGACGTATCGACCGGCGCCTGGCATGAGCGTGCCGGCTGGAGCAACGGCGCGTTTACCCGGCACCGCAGCAACTGCCAGATGAACTTTGGCGACGAGATCGTTGTTGGCGATTACGAGAACGGCAACATCTACGCCTTCGACCAAGACGTCTACGCAGACAACGGCAGCATTCAAAAATGGCTGCGGTCGTGGCGGGCGCTGCCTACTGGGCAGAACAATCTGAAGCGCACGGCACACCATACGCTGCAACTCGACTGCGAGTCGGGCGTGGGGCTGAACGGTATTGACCCGCTTGATCCAGAGCCGCCTATTGACGACACCCTTGACCTGAACTTTGTGTTGCAGCAGTACGAGGTGTACGAAACGCCTGTGACGACTGTAGGGGTTAACCCGAAAGTCATGCTGCGTTGGTCGGATGACGGCGGCCACACTTGGTCAAACGAGCATTGGTCTGAGATGGGCCGCATTGGTCAGTACGGGCACCGCGTGTTCTGGCGTCGTTTGGGCATGACGATGAAGCTGCGCGACCGCGTGTACGAGGTCAGCGGCACGGACCCTGTGAAGATCGCTATCATGGGCGCCGAATTGAACGTGAGCCCGACCCGTGCCTAGCCCCAGCGCCACGCCAACGCCGATCACGCCCCCACGGGTGCCGCTGATGGATCAGCGCACCGGGCTGATCGACCGCGCGTGGTACATGTTCTTTATCAGTCTGTTCCAGACTGCTCAAGACGCGGGCGGGGTTCTACTTGCGCCAAACACGGCGTCGATTGCGGCGTCACTAGAGCAGACGCTTGAGCGCATCAATCAAGAGTTGCAGACCCAACCAGTGTCGGTTGTTGATCAGGTCATGCCGCTGATCGACGCGCTGGCTCAGCGGCTTGATACGCTGCCGCCGATTCAACTTGGCACGATTGCCTCGTTAAACACCGACAACGTGCCGTTCCTTGGGTTTAGCACCAACCCTAGCCCGCCGATTCCCGATCCACCGCCAGTGGGGACGTTGTACTGGAACGGCGGGTACACGCTTAATTTGAGGATGACATCAAACGTCACCCAAGCGATTGGCGAAAACCAGTACTACTACATCAAAGCGTCGGCCACCATTTCCAAGGGTCAGTTGATCATGTTCGACGGCGCTGTCGGCTCGTCGGGTGTGTTGCAAGGCAAGCCGGCTACTGGTGTCACCAATGGTCAGTTGATCATGGGTGTGGCGGCAGAGAGCATTGCCAACAATGACTTTGGGTTGGTGTCCAGCTTTGGGCTGGTGCGTGGGTTCAACACCTCGGGCGCGCCCTACGGCGAAACTTGGGCCGACGGTGACATCCTCCACTACAACCCGTCGTTTGCTGGTGGCCTGACCAAGACGCAGCCGCTGGCCCCAACACCGCATGTGGTGGTGGCCGCTGTCGTCAACGCCGCCACGGGTGGCTCTGGCTCCGTGTTTGTGCGCGTGCAGGCCGAGCCGCTGGTCAGCCAGTTGTCAGATGTCTACGTGACATCCCTCGCCAACAACGACATCCTCGTCTACGATGGCACAGACATGCGGTGGGAAAACAAAGCCCCCGCTGATGCTAGGACGGCGCTGGGTTTGGGAAGTGGTTTGTCAGTGACAATCACCACTGCGAAACTTACCGCAGGCGGTGCCAACGGCAGCATGACGTTCACCAACGGCGTCCTGACGGCCCAAACACAGGCGACCTGATCCGTAGCGCGCTCACGCCATTCGCACATTAGAGGTTTCTATGCCGACAACAATCGCCCCAGTTCCCAAGCTGCAGTTCTTTGATGCAAACGGCGATCCGTTGGTCGGTGGCAAGCTGTACAGCTACGCTGCAGGCACCACCACGCCGCTGGCCACCTATACGGATTACGGCGGCGTAACCCCAAACGCAAATCCGGTCATTCTTGATAGCCGGGGCGAGGCGTCCGTCTGGCTTGGCACACCTCAGTACAAACTGAAGCTGACCACCTCGACCGATGTCGAAGTGTGGACGGTTGACAACCTCAATGGCTCGGACCCAGCGCTTGCCGCTTCAGGTGGTTCGGCCCTCATCGGATTTATTCAGGCGGGCACCGGCGCTACGGCCCGCACAGTGCAGTCCAAATTGCGCGACTTCGTTGATGTGCGCGACTTCGGCGCCTCAACTGCGGCCACCGCCACCGCCAACGCTGCGGCCATCAACGCGGCAATTCAGGCCAACCTGACCGGCGAGATCCGCATCGCGGAGATGTACTCCATCAACGCGGCAATCAACCTCAACGGGTTCAACGGCACGATCCGCTTCACCGGCAACGGCTCGGGGCTGACTGCTGCTGTCAACAACCTTAAAGTGTTCCAGTCAACGACGAACGCCTACGGCTGCAAGATTCTGGATGCTTACATTGTGGGCACCGGTTACACAGGCGTCTATGCGTTTGATTTGACCCGGTTCCAGCTTGCCGCCGCCGAGATCGTTCGGCCTCGCATTCTTGATTGCGAGTACGGCATCTATCTGCGCTCGCTGTGCTGGGCGCTGAAAATTGACAACCCCGACTTTGACGGCACAGACTACCCGATCACGCTGGTCGAGGGGTGCAACGCGGTTGAGATCAATCACCCATGCATCGACAACTTTGGCGTGGTCGGCATCTGGGTGAAGGACGGCGGCGTGCTGCCCAACGTCGGCAACTTGATCCTCAACGGGTTTATCCAGAACGGCACCGAGGGAATCGTCGATCAGGGCATTCAGACGCAGGTCATCGGCACCTATTTCGAGGGCAACTCGGTCGCAGACGTTTCGCTGAAAAACTCAAGCGGCAACTTCTACGGCTGCGCCACAAACCACACGGCTGGCGGGGCTCGAGCGTATCGATCAGCAAGCGCAGACGCGGCCATGATCGTGCATCCGTTCATGTCCAGCGGGGCGCGTTCAGTGGGCCTGCTCGACTTCGACGGCACGAACACGAACTGCTACTACGACGTCATCTTCGGCACCGGCTCGCGCAACCTGCCTATCGGCATCGTGACGGGCATCCAGCCGCTGAGCAACAAGCCTGGCCCGATTGGCGGCGTCACGCCCAACAGCGGCGCGTTCACCACGTTGTCGGCCACGGGTGTTGCGGGTTTTGCTGCTGGCGTCAACAGCGCCAAAGGGAACGTGAACACCACGACCGCAGTGGCATCCACCATCTTCACACTCAGCGGGACTGCGGCAGCAGCGGGTGGTCGATACGACATCGTTGCGCTTATCGGCAACAGTGGATCGGCGGCTAACTACACGGCGGCAGCCACGGCCTTCTGGGACGGCAGCCAAGCTCGCATCGTGTCAAGCAACGGAGCGCAACTTACGATCACCTTGTCTGGCGCGGACGTGCAAGTCACACAAACCTCTGGTCTAGCGCAGATTGTGAATTGGTCGTATACCTTTACCAGCATTGCGTAACCAAGGCTTGATGCGATAGGAAACCAACATGACTGTCACCGTTAAAGTTCTAGTTCCGGCCAAGACCGCCGAGAACACGCAGACCACGCAGTACACCGCCACGGGCGTCACGGCGATCATCGACAAGTTCACCGCGACGAACTACAGCGCGGTGGCTGCGACGATCAGCGTCAACTTGGTGACCGCTGCCGGCTCTGCAGGCAACGACAACTTGATCACTAAAACCAAGACGCTCCAGGCCAGCGAGACCTACACGTTTCCCGAACTGGTGGGCGCAGCCCTTGCGCCCAGCGGGTTCATCTCTACAATCGCCGGCACGGCAAGCGCCATCAACATCCGCGCTTCGGGGCGTGAGGTAACGTGATTCAACACCATTTCGGCGGCGGCGTGTACGCCAAAGAGACTCGCATACCAGCGGGCTATTTGGCTGTGCAGCACAAGCACAAGCATGATCACCTGTCTGTGCTGGCCAGCGGCGCCGTTGAAGTGATTGTTGACGGCGAATCAACCGAGTACATTGCGCCCGCGTGCTTGACAATAGCTGCGGGCAAAGAGCACAGCGTGCTGGCGCTGACCGACGTAGTGTGGTACTGCATCCACGCCACAGATTGCACCGACATCGAAGCAGTCGATGACGTTCTGATTGAGGAGCATTGACATGCCATTCGCGTTTCTTATCCCCGCCGCCGCGACGCTGATTGGCGCCAAGATGTCGTCGAGTGCGGCCAAGTCTGCGGCGCAGACGTCGGCGCAGTCCGCTGACCGCGCTACTGCGCTGCAGCAGCAGATGTACGAGGAAGGTGTTGCTCGCCAGCAGCCGTTCCTTGCCGGCGGCACCGAGGACTACAACCGGTTGCGAGCACTGATGAGCGGTGGGCCGGGCGCAGCGCAGCAGTTCCTGCAGATGGACCCCGGCTACGGGTTCCGGTTGAGCGAGGGTCTGAAGGCGATGGAGCGCGGCGCTGCGGCGCGTGGTGGGCTAATGAGCGGCGCGGCGTTGAAAGCTGGCCAGCGGTACGGCCAAGACTTGGCCAGCCAAGAGTACGGCGCGGCGTACAACCGCCTTGCCGGCCTGGCCGACATCGGCCCCCGCGCCGCAGGCGTGATGGGCACGCTCGGTCAGAACTACGCGGGCAACGTCGGCAACATCATGATGGGCCAAGGTCAAACCGCCGCAAACGCCGCGCTGGCCCGAGGCAGCGCCTACTCGGGCGGTCTGAACCAGTTGGGGTATCTGGCTGGTCGGTACTACGGCCAGCCGCAGACGCCGAACTACGCGCCGGTTGAGTCTCGCGACATCTACCCGAGCGGTGGCTACTACGGCCCCGCTATGCCTGGCATGCCTGGGCCTTGAGGAACTAACATGGCAGTCAACTTCGGACTTCTCCAGCCGGCGCAACCGGCGTCGGCGTTCTTCCAGGGCCAGCAAGACGTGCAGCGCGAGGTCGAGCAGAACATGCTGCGCCAGTCGCAGGCCGAACAGCGGCAGTTTGAGCGCGAGAACATGCTGGCGCAGCGGCAAGAGCGAAATCTTTTGGCCCAGCAACGCGGCGCGCAAGACGCTCGCGCTGCGCAAACAGCGGAAATCGAGCGCGAAATTAAGACGGTTGATCTAGCATCAAAACTTTTGTACGGCGCAACACCGGAAACGTACCCGTCTATTCGTGATCGTTTATCTGGGCTTAACCCGCGTTTTGGCGCAAGTTTGCCGCCCGAGTACAACGAGGCACAAGTCAAAGCGTTGGCGATGCAAGGTCGCAGCGTCAAGGAGCAGATAGAGGCCGCTTTGGGGCGTGAACGGTACATGAGCACGCCATACGGGCCGTTTGATGTTGAGGCTCGTCAATACGTAATGCCGCCGACTTTGCCGGCGCGCGCGCCGACAGCGGGAACCGCAGCGCCAACGCCTGCCGCACCAAAAGCGCCCGTGGGCTATCGCTTTACCGATAGCGGCAATCTGGAGCCTATCCCTGGCGGACCGGCTACTCGCGGACCTGCTGCTCGCGGCGGCGCGGGGGTTGCGGCGCCGAGCGCCAAGCCACCTACCGCCGCTCAGGCTGCAAAGACTGAAGCCCAAAATCAAGCGCGGGTAGCGCTGTCAAAAGACTTGCAAACGGTTTTAGGTTATTACGAAAAATTGACTGATATAGGCGGGATGGTTAGCCCTGAGCGTACTGGTGTGGAAAACATCGTCGCATCGGCTCGCACTTCCGGGGCCGGCCAAGTGGTCGAACGTACTATCGGAACCAAAGCACAAACATTACGCGACAACATTCTCAACTCTCGCCAACGATTGCTGTCGCACATCAAGAACGCTACGGGCGCATCTGCTCAACAGATGAACTCCAACGTCGAGTTGCAGACGTGGCTGAACGCTTTGACGAACCCCGCGCAATCTATTGAAACAGTGCGAGAGACGTTGGGGCAGCTTGATACCGTAATCGCGGGCGTTACCCGTCAAGTCGATGCGGAAAGACGCGGAGGTGGAAGCCCACGCCCGTCGCCCGCGCCAGCAAGTGATCTTGCGGCTGAGCGAGAAAACGCTCGCTCGGCGATTGCAGCAGGCGCGCCAGAAGCGGCAGTGCGTAAACGGTTTAAGGAAAAGACTGGCCAGGAGTTGTAAATGGCGACTGGATACGAAGACTTGATACCGGCTCAAAAAGCCGCGCCAACAGGCTACGAAGATCTAATCCCTTCCAAGCCTAACGAAATTCCTGCACCCCGTCGCGGAAGCGCTGCCGTAGACATCCCTGCCGGTCTTGTACGCGGTGCAGGCAGCATAGGTTCTGTACTGGTAGAGGCTGGCCGCACGGCGCTACCAGAATTTATGGGCGGGGCGCCCGCCGCAACATTTCTGCCCCGCGTAAGCGAGCGCGGCGAAGCTATATCAGCCGGCCTGCAAGAACTGACTGGCGCTGAGCCAAGCAGCCTAGCCTTTCGTGGCGGCAAGCTGGCGGGCGAGGTCGCAGGCACGCTCGGTGTCGGCCCTGCTCTAGCGGTTGGCTCTCGCGCGTTGGGCGCGGCGCCGTCGATTGTGCGCGGGTTGGAGTTTGGCGGCATGGCGTCCACGCCGGCCACTACAGCCCTGCGCGGCGCGGGCGCGCGATTGGGTGGCGCGGCTGTCACGGGAGGTGCTAGTGGCGCACTGATTAGCCCTGAAGACATTGAGACGTCTATTGCCATCAGCATGGGGTTGCCAGCGGTTGTAGCGCCTATCAAGGGCGCCGTGTCTGCAGGCTATCGTGGTGTAGCGCAGCCGCTGTTGAGCCCTCGGACTACTGCAGAAAACGCGTTGGTCGGTGCATTGGGCGGCGACGCTACGGCGGCGGTTAACGCGCTGCGGGCCACGCAAGGTATGGCAACAACGCCAGGCTTTGCGCCGACCATGACCGAGCGGTTAGTTGAGCGCGGCGCGGCCACGCCGACAATCGCTGCGATGGAAACGCGCTTGCGCGCTGCCTCGCCAGAGATCAACCGGCAGATTTACGAGCAATCTCAACAACGCGTCGGAGCGTTGGAAGGTCAGTTGCAACGAGTCGAGCAGCAGCTTCAACAGCAAGCCGCCGCTTTGCGCCCTGAAGCCCAAGTGCAACTTCGTGCGGTGCGCGACCAGTTGATGCAAGGGCTCGCACAGGCGCGTCAAGAATTTACCGTTGCGCAACAGGCGCTGGCAGCGGGTTTGCCCGATGTATCGCAAATTCGCATTGGCGGTGTCCTTTCGGAAGCTGCTGAAAAGGAACTCAAAGCGGCTCGTACCCGTGTAAGCGCCAAGTACAACGAGGCGTTTCAACTTGCGGGCACTGATGCCGCAATTCCGTTTGAGAGTGTGGTCACGCGGGCGGGCATCATCCGTGATCAACCCATCCAAGAATTGAAAGGGCTGGCGCCAGAGACAGCCAAAGTGCTGGAACTGTACGGGGCCAAGGCAACGCCAGCAGTTCCAATTGGGAGCGGCAAAGTATCCAAGGATGTCCTGAAGCGCGCTCCCGAGCCGTTGCCACCTGTGGTTACTTTGGAGCAAGCCTCTGCGCTTAACCAAGCGCTCAACATCGACTTCGCAGCGTTGCGCGGGTCTACTGACTCTGCGTCCAACATTGCACGCGCCAACATCGGCAAGTTGCGTAACGAACTTGACTTGGCGATTGCCAACAGCAATCTCAGCGACGAGGCCAAGGCCGCGTATACAGCCGCCAAGAAGTCGCACGCCACTGAAGTTGCCGAACGGTTCTACACCGGAACGGCGAGCAAACTGGCGCGTGAAGGCGCGAGTCGCGTCCCGTTGCTTGGCGACGAGAACATTGCCCGCACGATTCTGCAAACCGAAACCGGCGCGCGCGATCTGTTGACGGCTATCGGCCCCAGCCCCGCCGCACGGCAATCGTTGGTGCAAGGTATTGAAGACCTGTTCCGCCGCGAGATTGTTGACCCAACAACCAAAACTGTGCGGCCTGACGCAGCAGCAGCGTTTTTGCAAAAGTACGGGCGCCAGATTGATGCAGTGGGTGGCGATTTGCGACAACGCCTGACGCAAGTGCAGCAAGAGGCGACCAAGTTTGCGGATGACTTCAAGCGCATCGATGCTTTGCGTGGTGAGTTGAATCAGAAGACCGCCGCCGAAGTGGTTGATTACGCGCTGAAGCACCCGGCCAACATGAACTTGGTGCAACGGCGTATTGGTAAAGACGCGCAATCAGCATTGGCGCGTGAAGTGGCTGACCGGGCGCTGGCGCCTTTGAAGGCAGGCAACGCTGATGCAGCCGTAGACTTCTTGACTAAGAACGCTGCTACGGCGCGCCAGGCTCTCGGCAAAGACACCTACGACGATCTGCTGCAACAAGCGCAGTTTGGGCAAGAGGTCGCTAAGCAGGCCAAAAGCCTTGAGGCGTTTGGCAAAGACGTCCAGAGTGTTGTGTTTACACGCACGCAAGGCTTTACGCCGCAACAGTTGACCGACCTGACGTTGGTGGCGCGCGATCTAAAACGCGCTGAGCAAGCAGCAGCGCTGTCGCGTCAAGGCACACGCACACCAGCACCGGATGTCGCAGAACTTGCTACTGAGGCGGCACAATCTCAAGCAATATCTGCAAAGCGTTTTCCGGCGCTGCTGAGTCGCGCTGCCACATTCGCGCGCAACACTTGGGTTAACCTTGAAGGTCGCATTAACCGCCGCGCTGCAGCCGAGTTGGTGACGCTGATGTACAAAGACCCTGATGCGGCAATCACGGCTTTGGAACGGGCGCAAGCGCGTGCTACAACGCAGGCTAAAGGCCCCGGCCCGATTTCGCGCGCTACCGCACAATCCATTCGCATATCAGGCGCGGAGCCTGGCCGGCCAAGGCAGAATAGCCTCGCGCCCGAATCCGAAAACGTCAACGCCCTTGCACGATGATGGACACTCAATACCTCTTCAACATCGCCGTTTCCATCGCCGGGTTCCTTGGCGGGTGGGTGCTGAACAACATCTACCAGACCATCAGGCTGCTGGACAAGGACGTGCGGCAGATGCCGCTGAACTATGTCGCCAAGGATGACTACCGGCGCGACATCGACGAGGTGAAGGAGATCTGCCGCCAGATCTTCGCCAAGCTCGACAACAAGGCGGACAAACCCTGAAAGGACTGACATGAACGCGATGATCATTCAAGCTCTGGTACGCCACCTTCTGACCGCCTTGGCTGGCGGCTTTGCTGTCAAGTACGGCATTGGCAGCGACGTCATTGACGCCATCATCGGCGGCGGCGCGGCGCTGGCCGGCGTGGGCTGGTCGGTCTACGACAAACGCAAGCAGTGAACTGGGCCGACTACCCCAACTTCACCGAGGCCGAATTCCGCTGCCGCCACTGCGGCAAGCAGGAGATGAAGCCCGAGTTCATGGGGCGTCTGCAGGCGTTGCGTGACGTCTACCGCCGCCCCATGAGCATTACGTCAGGCTACCGCTGCCCTGACCATCCGGTGGAGAAGGCCAAGGCCGAGCCGGGCATGCACTCCACCGGCCTGGCCTGCGACGTCGGCGTGCAAGGCGCTGACGCCCATGAGGTGTTGCGCCTGGCGATGCACCTCGGCTTCACCGGCATCGGTGTGCAGCAGAAGGGCACGGGGCGGTTCATCCATCTGGACTTGCGCACCGCGCCTACGGTCTGGTCTTACTAGCCTGCGATGAACATGGCCAGCAGGCCCAAGATGCCCACCAAGCCGACGGCCACGATGCCTAAGGAGATGGCCTCTTCCTTCCAGTACTCGCGCCCGTAGAAGTCGGGTTCTTCGCAGCCGAGCTCTGTGCAGCACTCGGCGGCCTGGGGATAGCGGCCCTGCTGGTCGCAGCCGTTGGGGATTCGAGAGGTCATTTTCCGATCTCCTTGAGCAGGCGCGGGCCTGCGGTGTAGAACAGTATCTGCTTGGACGGCCTTGACGGGTTGGGCTTTTTGGTCGCAATGACCCAGCCCTTCTGCTCGGCGTATCGCAGCGTCTTGCCGATGTTGTTCTGATCCACGTCCCACTTCGCTGCGATGTCCTCGCTGGTCAGTTCTTCGTCGGGGTTCACGGCAAAGAACACGACCACGGGTGTGACGAGGCTCATGCCTGCCCCCTTGCGCGGATGGCGGCGGCGCACAGTTGCGCTGTTCCCTCACAGGTTGCATGTTGGTCGCAGATGTCTGCACACGCCTCGCGCTCGGCAGCGGCGACAAGGGCGGCGAAGCGTTCATACGAAGCGAGAAAGACCATCGGGTCCACGCACCCAGAATCTCTTGCCATACGGATCACATCATCCTTCGTCATACTTGCCCCTCCGCTCTTGCAATAGCGGCGCGGGCCGCATTGATGTCGCTTTGCAAGTCCCACTTCTTCTGGAAGTAATCTGTAGCGTAGGTGCCCCAATGCTCAATCGCATCAGTTGCATCTTTCAACGCCTGCAATAGTTCATCGCGCTGTGTTTCTGCTCGTACGCGCCCGCACACGCGGCACTTGATAGCGGCGTACAACGGGTGGTTGCAGTGGTCGCAGCCTTTGACTTCCTGCTCCGGCTGCTCCAGCGCGGCGCGGAGGGCGGTGATGGCGGCTTCTTCTAACGGTGGTTGATACTTGGTTCCGCCCTCACAGGCACGGACGCGCCTGCCGTTCTCCAACGCCTCCAGCGCCTGACGCGCAGCGTCTCTCAGGTCAGTCATTTCATTTCCTTTGATATAGCTGCCGCAGCCCTGACGATGGCTCGGCGGGTGGCGACAAGGGGGTCGTTGCCATGATCTTCGCGGACATGGCCCGTTGGTGGCCCCCACAGCACCGATGTGCTGCCGACTTGGTATTCAACACTGACGGCAAGCCCCAACTTCACCGTCAGCCGCAGCGCATCGCCGTCGTCGGTGAGGGGGTTCCAGTCCGGTCGCGGCAAGTTGGCAGCGCAGTTGAACTCAGCGGACCAATACCCCGCCGCCTTCGCAGCGGCCTCAAGCAGTTCGCGGTCAGTCATTTCATCCACTCCGGTTTCTTGGGCAGCGGTGCCCAGCCGAGGTAGCCACCGAAGCCGGGGCTGTATTGCCCGTAGACGGCCACGCCGCCCTCGGTTAGAAGCTGGACCTTGGCCGACAGCGGGCAGGTGTGCAGGGGGCGCCAGAAGTAGTCCTGATCCACCGCTGCGGCCCGATCACTGGTGATCTTGACGGTCATGCCTCACACTCCTTTTTGCTTCCGGTATTCCTTCACGGCGCTACGCAGACCGGCCTGCGTAGTCGCCTTCTCGTCCAGCGCCAGAGCCTGCGCCTGGTCGAGGGTGTCCTGGCACAGGATGCGATGGCACACCACTGGAGCACCCTGACCCTGCCGGCGCACCCGGGCGTTGAACTGGTCGTACAGGTCAAGGCTCCAGTTCAACCCGAACCACACCAGCGTGCGCCCCTTGTGCTGCAGCCCGTCGATGCCGTGGCCCATGCTGGCCGGGTGGCCGATCATCAGGGGACAGTCACCGCTCTTCCACCGCTCCATCGCGTTGTTCAACTCGCGCTCTGTCTTGCACTCGGTCAGGTTAATTGGCCGCAGCGCCTTGAACCGATCCATGATCCGCTCTGCGTCTGAGCGGTAAGCGTAGGCGCACAGCACAGGCGAGCCCTGCGCCTCGTCAAGGATCTCGTCGAGTGCGTCG